ACTTATACCTTTAATAATGATATAATATACTTGTTTGATTTGGTAGATGGTGCCGAGTCTTGGACGAGAGATGATATATTGTGGTGCCACGGTGGTGGTTGGCCAATGATTATCACTAAGTTCATGAAGAATGAAGTAACATTAGAATCGGTTTGTATTTTGGTTGATTTGGTAGGTTGTATGCCAAGATGGGAAAAAGAAGTCACCGAAGATATTATTTGGCCAATCTGGCACCGATTAATTAAGAAATACACACCATTTATACAATATGATAAAGAAAAGTTTTTAAAGAATTTGAAAGAAAAAATTAAAGAATATGCGTAAGCCACAAATTAGTTGTATATACCTTGATATGGATGGAGTTATTGCTGACTTCACCAAAAGATATCGAGAGTTATATAAAATGATGCCAAGGGAGGCAGAAAAGAATAAACAGTTTGATAAATTCTTTGATGAGTTTATTGCTACAGGTCAATTTGCAACACTAGAGTTAATGCCAGGAACTATGGATGGAATTGAATTTCTCCGTAAGGCATCTGCACCTACTCAAATTCTATCCTCAACAGCAAATGAGGCAAGATACGATGCAATTTCTAAACAGAAGTTGATATGGTTACAGACACACGGTATTACATTCACACCAAACTTTGTTCCAGGTAAAAGACTGAAACAAGATTATGCAGCACCTGATAAGATTATCATTGATGATACTGAATCCGTTATCGAACAATGGAAGGCCAAAGGAGGTATTGGTATACTTCATAAAGATTGGCCATCCACATTGGCAATATTGGCCATGTACGTTTGACTTTGGATAAATATTATGATATACTAGTAGTTGATTATGAGTAGTTTTTGGATAAGTCGTTTTTTATATTCCGTTTATACACCGTTAATAAGGAGAAGTACAATGAGTTTCGCTAATCTCAAACGCCAATCAGGCAACCTCAGCAAATTACAACAAGCAGTTGAGGCACTCAATCAAAACCCCGAAGCAGGTTCAGATAAATCAGAAAACTTTTGGAAGCCAGAAGTAGATAAAGCAGGTAATGGCATGGCCGTTATTCGTTTTCTACCTGCATCTGAAAAAGATGGTGATGATGCTCTGCCATGGGTCAAGATTCATAAACATGGTTTTCAAGGACCTGGTGGTTGGTTAATTGATAATTGTTTAACCACACTTAACAAGCAATGTCCTGTTTGTGAACACAATTCTACATTATGGCAGTCTGGTATTGAAGCTAACAAAGATGTAGTCCGCAAACAAAAGCGTAAGTTGGATTATATTGCCAACGTATACATCGTTTCTGATCCAAAACATCCTGAGAATGAAGGTAAAGTGAAGTTGTTCCGTTTTGGTAAAAAGATTTTTGATAAAATCTCCGAAGCAATGAACCCTCAGTTTGAAGATGAACAAGCAATCAATCCATTTGATTTATGGAAAGGCGCTAACTTCAAGTTGAAGATTCGTAAGGTAGAAGGTTATCAGAATTATGATAAGTCTGAATTTGAATCACCATCAGCATTATTTGAAGATGATGGTCAGATGGAAGATGTTTATAAGCGTGAATTCGCTCTAAGTGATTTGATTGCTGATAAAGAATTCAAGTCTTATGATGAGTTGAAGAAACGTCTCGATAAAGTTCTAGGTTTAAATGGTGAAACACCAGCACCTAAGACTACTGTTGAAATGATTAAGGCAAATCCTGATTACAAACCAAAACCTGTAGCAGAAGATTCACCTTTTGTTGAACCAGATTTAACAGAAGATGATGACCTGAGTTATTTTGCTAAACTAGCAGAAGAAGAATAAACCTCCCACCCCTTGGTTTAGAACCCACCGAAAGGTGGGTTTTTTATTGGTTAAACCACAACTGAAATACTCATCAAATAACGGTCAAGGTCAGCATTTCTTGCTCTTGCCGTATTTGTTTGTACAATCTTAGGTGGAGATTTATCACCAATAGTATTAGTACTACTGTTTACAGAAACGATTGGTTGAGTATCACCACCTGTTGATGCTTGGCTTGGTGCAGCTACAGGCACAGGAGGATTGGCTGACTGTTGTACGGGTTGTACTTTAGGTGTTTCGGTTGCGGCCGTAGGCACAGGCACATCCGTTTTTTCTGGCGTAGGTTCAGATGAAGCTGATTTTACTGGAACAGCAGTAGGTGTTTCTGTTTTATTGTTTGGTGCTTGTGAAGTTTGTTTTGATTTTCTTGCAGTAATTTCTGATTCTATATCATCAAGTTGTTTTGCTTTGAGTTTATCAGATTCATCACCTTGACCTTTTTTTACTCTGTATCTTGGATCGCCAGTTTCAATTAGCAATTGTTGTTTGGCCTCCAATTCTTCTAATGATGCCTTTTTGATGCCTTTTTTGTCCACTGCTTTTGCTTTGTTGGCCAAAGATTTATTTGCTTGTTCTTCTTCCGAAGAAGGCAATTGAGTTTCAGCACCAGGTCCTGCAACAGCTGTACCTACAGGACCTTTACCTGCTAATGCTGCCTGGGGATCAGCAGCAATCATTTTAGCAATCCATGCAGCAATTGTACCAGCAGCAATAAGTCCTAAAAATGCAACGCCTGCTGGAGTAATAAGAAATGCAGCTAAAGTTCCTAACGCCTCAAGTGCCATTGCGCCTATCGAAGAAACAAATGTTAATAATGGAGCAATTAAAAATTTCAGTGCGTCAATTGCTTTCCCAATTAATCCTTTAACCATATCAATTATACCATCAAAGAAACCAAATCCTCCTGCATCACCAGATTTACTCACATCTTTTGATTTTGGCACTTTCATATATTTTTTGATTGTGTCGACCAATTCTTTATGTCTGCGGTCGTCCTCATCCATTTCTTCCTGTTTGAAAGTCTTATCAATCTCCAAGTTCAATTTATGCATTTCTTCATTTTGCATCATAAAGTTATACATCTTGGCCAATACATCAGCCACACCATCACCACGTTTTAAAGGTTTAATCGGACCTGCGGCAATAGTAGTAAACTGTGGGTTTTTTTTACCTTTTATTTTTTTACGACCAATACCACCAAAAGCTTTAATATCTTTATCACTACGACCAAACAATCTACCTAAACCAGTAACAGCAAAATCACCAAGCGCACCTTTGCCGGTAGCTTTTCTAACCCAATTTAATGGATCCAAACTCTCTTTGATACCTTTGGCTTTGGCCTGAAATTTTTGAGATGCAGCACCCTTAATAGATGCACTAAGAGATTTACCCTCACCAAACTTTTGTTCGGTGATGAGAGATAAAAGACTTCTTTTTCTAATACTTCTTGCTTTTTGATAGTCCATTTTATGCTAAGTTATATTGTTTTTGTAAAAATGCTGGATAATCTGATACAATTTCTTCTATTATACTATATGTAGTACCACCTTTAATTATATTGGTATTATTATTTAATACAGAAACGGAAGGCGTTGTGGTAGATTCAGTATTAGATATTTTCTCAGGTAAAGGTGTTGGTGTTGGTGCCACAGGAACAGGAGATGGCATTGTTTTGGATTGAGTACCAGCTTTTAAATGATTTTCACGCTCAATTTTTAAGACTTTACTAATCTCATCAACAGAAATGGCAGCACGATTACCTGAACCATAATGAGATTGCATACCACCCTTATCAGGATCAGCAATCGAAGCCCATTCATATGATAATTGGCGAACCGCATCTTTCAGTAAAACAGGATCATCTGTTGGACTGTTAATGTATTTGGCAATGGCAGGTCGTTTGGCTGTAATTAAATAATCACTAAAGATTTTTTCTTGTAACTGTGAACTAAACTTTTCATCTTTATTAATATTAAGCGTTTTAACAGCATCAGACAAAGTTTCGGGAATAACTTGATATTTACCTACTGCAAATAACTTTTGATCTTCATTTGGTGCACCCCATTTAATAGACTGACGAGCCATGATTTCACCAACGGTCATATCTTCTAATTTTTCTGGTTTATTACCTGCAATAATTTTACCGCCTCTTGTGCCTTTATTATAAGCATTATAACTGGCTTTACCAGATTCGCCTTTTTCGGCAATCAGATTACCTAATGTTAGAGCACCACCTACTACGGCTGCACCAGCAACTGCAGCACCAGCAGTAGTGGCAATTCTTCTTGCTGTTGTTCCTCTAGGTGTAGTAGGTTCTATCTTTTCAGCTTTAACACCTGTTTTAGGTTTTTCTTTTTTCTCTTTGGGTTCTTTTTTAGGTGGTTTCTTTTGTTTGCCACTAAACAAACCAATTAATTCTTTAGACCGTTCTTCTTTTTTTTCGGCTAACTTTTCTTTGTATTTGGTTTCTTCTTTAAAATCAGCATCTCTTTCGTGGTAAGATTTGACCATGAGATTGAAGATTTTACCTAGAATATCACCTTCTGAATCACCAGCTTTTAATTTGGTTTCGGCAGTAGGTGCAATGGTATTAAATTGTGGGTCTTTTTTACCAACAAGTTTTTCTTTTGTATTTTCTTGTTTTACAGAAGTATCGGATTTTTGTTCTTTGGTTTGATTTGGTTTTTCTTTAGAAGTTTTTTTGAATGTATTACCTACAATTTTGGACATCAAAGGCAACATCATAAATTCCATGTAACCTGGAGTTCCAGCAAGTTCTACTGCCATTTCTTCTAAACGAGCATCACTTAGATCCGCAGCAGTTTTTTTGACTTTTGCCATTTGTTGAGGCGTTAAGTCAGCACCACCATCCATAAGTATTAAACTGAGTTCACCTTTTTTGATTAACTCGTTAAATGTTTTATCATCCATTTATCGTCTTGCTGCAGCCTGTTGTTGTTTTATTTTTTCGTTTTCTTCTTCAATATACTGAATCAACATAGTAACGTAAATGTCTCTCTCCCACGGTAGCATATTTTCAAGTTCCGTGAGAGAATACTTATGGTGTTGCATCAACGAGAAATTAGTTTTATAGTAATTTCTCAAATTATCATAACAAAATATTACTCGAAAAAACTTTCGAGACCTTCCATACTAATCGTATGTTCAAAATTACATTTGGAACATTTCATTTCCATTTTTCGATGCATTGTTGGTAAATTATTAAAGAATTCTTCCAATTTGCCAAATTGTTCTTGATTTAAAGATTCGATAAACTGCATCAATTCTTCTTTTGGTGTTTCGTGTGCATGATAGTATTGTTCACCATCAAAAATCCATTCAACACTTTCTGCCATTACTTCAAAAGCAATATCAACAGCCGATTCTTTCTTACTTAACTTATCAACCAAAGAGAACTCTGGATATTTCATCTTGATAGAAATCTTATCGGTTACTTTAATCGTATCTTTTCTATCAGGATCAACATCAACTTTAATGTCCAATAAGTTTAATGTGCCTTTCATTTTATTATTACAGGCTTTACCATCAACTTCATTGGTACAGATGTATTCGTTTTCTACTACCTCACCTACAGACCTTGCTCGTAAGTTAATAAAGTAAAACTCAACATCAATTACTGGTAACTTATCAACATCAATATTGTCGGTCAAGGTACAGTTAGTTAGAAC